GTATTTTGCCATGCACTTGGCCCTTCACCTCCTGTATGAGGTCCTATTGCTGATAAAAGTAATAATCTAACGCCACTTGATTTGATTGCTGTTGGATCATAATTTGAAGGATCTATAATATAGTCTATTTTTGACTTAGTTTGCAGTGGACTAGTAATGATACTATCTGTAGGAACTGTATCTTCGTCAAAATCTAATATTAAACGTTTGGTATTTGTTGCATCTAATGTAAAAGTTGCAACTACATCACCATCTATATCAGATCTACGTAAAAATAGTTTACTAATTCCTGCTCTATATGGACCTGCAAATTGTTCAAACATAGGTTGCCAATCTATTTCGCCTACTGTTGCTCCTTCTACTATTAAAGCAGTATTGTTTAGTACAACAATATTGTAATTATTATAATTTACATTTGCCATGGCATCAGTATCGCCTCTTATAGCTTTACGATCTTCCCCGTTCCTATTTTCGCTTGTTGCAGCTAACGGATTGTTTTGATAAGAATCTAACGTAGGTCGTGCTTCACCGAAATCAATAACTCCTGCTTCTTCATTAAATATACTTGTAATAATATTTGTAATTACACCGAGTCTTTTAACTTTAGCAGGCGGGCTAATAAACACCGGAGTTGTAAAGCTAATAGAACCTACATCTATTTCACTATCTATTCCTACAGGGATAGATCTATTACTCCAGTTAATATTTTCTAAATGCACTACACTTAAACTTGTCCAATCTACGTAGTTATCAGTAGTTTGTATCTCTAAACTTGGATTAAACAAACATAATATTTGCTCCATTATTTGTAATTTTTGATCAGTATTTGTACTCCAAATATCGACGTTTACACTTAGTATATAAGGTACAGGCATAATGCGTTCTACAGTATATGCATTTCCTTGCTCATCTCCGTAAGTATTTGTAGCAGGATCGTATTCTCTTTCACGTACATTTACTTTACTAACATAGCTTTTTTCTTTTTTTTTTGATCTATCCATTTCAAGACCGGTAATATATACAGCCATTCTAGGCGCACTAGGTACTTTATTTTCTGAATTGTCTCTTAACAGGCTAGATACTTGTCTAGTCATATCGCCGTACATGACAGGAATACTTGTAAACTGTCCTTTGTTATCTTGATATTGAAAATTACTCATTAAACGAATAATTTGTGTAAGATAACGTCTTATTTGTCCGTCATAAAAATGCTGCATTAATTGTCCGCCTTAGGTCTAAGTGCTTTACTTAGTGATTGTCTTTCTTCTATAACATCGCCACCTATTGTACTTGTATTTGTGTTGTTAATAAATGATGTTTTTTGTGTTTGACGCAAATTAGTGTTTGATAATGTCATTCGTACACTATCTTCTTGTCTAACCCATTTAGATCCATTATATCTAAACAGTTTATTTGGTAAAAAGTCATTGCGCAAAAAATAATCTCCGGTAGCAGCATTTAATGGAAAATTAATACCAAACCCAAACGTTTCTCCATCAGGTGCTAGACCATCACCTATAAGGTATCCGTCATAGTCGTCTTTAACACCTTCTTCTGTAATACGCTCAGAAACTACTTCAGGTACATCAGATGGAAAACTTTGTTCAATTACATTTGTGCCATCTTCTGCAACTTTTCTAGTATATAAATGACTTGTTTCATAACCACTAAGTGGACTATCTGCTTCAGCTTGTTGTACGACTGCTTCATTTATTTGCATTTCTTTTTCGAACGTACTTAAAACATCACGTAAAGTGTTATCACTATCTTCACTTGCTGGAAGATCCAATATTTCTTTAAATTCTTGTCCGTCATAAATTTGTTTTAATTTTAATCTATATAAATGCGGATACCAAGTCTGAGAAAAACCTTCAGCAGCTCTACTTACTTCGTCTATGACATAGAATCTCTTCAATGCTACATCAAAATCATTGAGTGCATATTCATCTTTTAGATGAGGTAATTCAATAACATCACCTGACATAAGTTTTCGACCAATTGACTTTACACTGCTAGAAATATGCACAGTCATAAACAATGTATCGTTTTGTAAAAATAAACCAAATTGACTTAGATCAAAATCTATGTCTTGTACATTATAAATGCCTCTAATACTGTATACATCAGGATCGTACTTTCTATCTCTATTTTCTAAAAATAACAAGTCTTGAATATTAGTTTCTTTAACAGCATCATATTGAGGTCTATCAGCTGTACTTGCTTCCTCTGATGTATTTTCTGGTCCTATGTATTTGTGTACATGAACATCAGTTCCACCAACGGTAAACATTTCTCCGATAGTGTTATCAAGGAAGTAAAAATCCTTGCCTTTTTCTGGTTTGTATAAACTTATTCTTGGCATATGTATATTTAGCGTAAGATAAATACAATGTGGAGAATATTTATGGCCTCAATTACAACTAAGAAAAAAGAGATATATGATTATGTTTACGCTATGTTAGGTGGAGGCATGGTTGATGTAGAACTCGATCCAATACATTATGAAACTGCACTAAAAACTGCATTAACACGTTTTAGACAGCGTAGTGATCATTCTGTTGAAGAGTCTTACATGTTTCTACCTACTGTTAAAGATCAGAACGAATACATATTACCCCAAGAAGTGGTAGAAGTGCGTCAAATCTTTAGACGTTCAATTGGTTCACGTACAGGCGGCGGTGATGGTGGTACATTATTTGAACCATTTAATATGGCTTATACTAATACCTATCTTTTAGCAAGTTCTAATATGGGCGGATTAGCAACATACGATATGTTTAGTCAATATCAAGAGCTAGTTGGACGTATGTTCGGGTCTTTTATTGAATTTAAATGGAATTCTCAATCTAAAAAATTAACAATCTTACAACGTCCTAGAGCACAAGAAAATCTAATGTTGTATGTTTATAATTATAGAGGCGATGAGCAGCTTATAGACGATTACATGTCAATACAATGGATTAAAAGTTATACACTTGCTACATGCAAATATATGTTAGGTGAAGCACGTAGTAAATTTGCTACTATTGCTGGACCACAAGGCGGATCAACACTTAACGGTGATGCACTAAAAGCAGAAGCTCAAGGCGAATTAGATAAATTGGAACAAGAAGTAGCACTAGCAGTAGCAGGTGGTACAGGTTATTCTTTTACAATAGGCTAAAGATCGTTGTCGTGTATATACAACTGAATAAGTGCATAGTGCAAGACTTTCATTAGGTCTTTTCTTGCATCATCCTTAGAACCTTTTTTACCATATCGATTAGAGTACTTGTCAACATTGCCCATACAGAATCCAGTACCATGTCCCCTTTCAATAATTACTTCAGTTGATTGAAATTTATTAGTAGCATAATGTCCTTGATATGTACTATCAATATATGTTTGAAATTCATCAATATAGGTTTTTTCGTTAAATTTGTAATCTATCATAGTGGCTCCTGTAATTCTCTATATTATAGCAAAACTACAGAAAAAGTCAACCTAAAAATCTGCTATTAAGTCGCCTTGTTTCCATTTAATTCCTTCTTTTTGTAAAACACGTTGACAGTTAGCACAAATTGTTTTTAGATTGTTATACTTGCAATTATCTAAATTTCCATCTATATGATAGACATTAAACTGTTCTGGATTTTTACTACCGAAGCCGCATTTCTCACATGTGTCTTTTTTTGTATACCCACGCATTTTCCATTTAGGTATACCATGTCCGGTTCCTCCGTGCTTATTACAAATTTCACACTTTTTCCTATAATAGGTTTTATTATCTTTTTTATAATTTACAGCAGCAGGTCGCAATCCGCATATACAAAGTGGTCTCATACAGTATTTACACCTTTTGCTCCCCTTTTTATAGTGTATAATAGGTATATTTTAACAGCACTTGGCTAAATACATTTAGCAAAGTTTACTTTCAAGGAGATAACGCAATGGCATTAACATCACCAGGTGTAGAGGTTAAGGTAATAGACGAATCGTTCTATACACCAGCAGAACCGGGCACCGTACCAATGATTTTCGTGGCATCCAAGCAAAATAAAACCAATGCAGGTGGCACTGGTGTTGCGCAAGGTACTTTAAAAGCAAATTCTGGAAAGGCTTATTTAATTACAAGCCAGAGAGATCTTGCAGATACCTTTGGAGATCCACTATTTTATACCGATACAGGTAATAATCCAATTCACGGCGGCGAGCTGAACGAATATGGATTACAAGCAGCATACTCATTCTTAGGTGTTGCAAACAGAGCATGGGTAGTCCGTGCAGATATAGATTTAGGCGAACTAGAAGCAAGTGCTAATGCACCAGGTGCAGCTCCGGCAGACGGCACATGGTGGTTTGACACTACAAATACTAAGTTTGGTATTTTTGAGTGGAATGGTGCACCTAAAGCAACAACAGGCGGCCAGTCATTTAATGTAAAAACACCAATTGTAATTACTGAAGTTTCAAAAGTTACTGGTTCAGCAAGTGCACCAGGCGCTCCAAAAGGATCAGTTGGTGCTGTGGGCGACTATGCTATTGTTGCAGTAAGCACACTTAACAAACTATGGTACAGAAATGCATCTGGTACTTGGGTTGAAGTTGGAACAGATGATTGGCAAAATAGCCATGCTGCTGTAACAGCAACAGCATCAGCACATACAGCAGGTGATACGTTTACAATTAATACTGTACCTGTAACAACATCAGGCACAACGGCAACAAGCCTAGCAACTGACATTAATGGTTTGTCAATTGATGGCATTAGTGCTGCAT